CATGAAGGAAGTTCGGCACGAAGCCGATGAAACTTCCAAGGTTGTAATGTTGCAACTAAAGAAAAGAGTAAAAGAACTTACACCTGTAGTAACAGGGTATTTAAGATCCCAATGGGATTTAGAAAAAATGGGTTGGATGCATTGGGCCATAACGAACAAGGCCAGGTATAGTGCATTCGTCGAGAATGGTACGCCTAAAATGCGACCAAGAGGAATGTTAAAAAGAGCCTTAAAAGAAAACAAGGCCTTCGCAGCCGGAGCAAAAGCAGCCGGTGCGGCCGGTGCGGCAGCGGCAGCAAGTAGGAAGAAATAATGTCAACAGGTTTTGAAAACGAACGACAACACATTGAAGAAGAATTTAATTCTAATTGGACCAGTACTGCTTGTCCGATTCAATTTGACAATGTTAACGGATTAGTAAGTGGAACAGATATTATTAAAGATGTTAAAGGTCTTGACAAGTGGTGTCGTTTAACAATCTTAAATGCAATTAGTAGTAATGTAGGATTAGGTGGTACAATGGTGCGTCATATGGGCGACATTGTAATAAACATTTTTACTAAAACAGGAACAGGAACCGATGTTGCACGAGAATTAGCAGATGATGTTTATGATATTTTTGTAAATAAATCATTTGACACAATTCGGTGCGAGGCACCTTATATGAATATAGAAGGTGAAATAGATGAGTGGTATCAATTAACAGTGACCGTGCCTTTTATTAGAGATGAGGCGGGTTGATAAATATATACAATAGCAATAAATTGCTAAATAATACAAGTAACGAGGAATAAAAAACATGGCATTCGCAAATTCAAGTGATAGTTCATTAGCAATCGCATCACAAGCCGCATTTGGTACAGCAAATACAACTGCTACCGATTTTCAATATATGCGATATACGGGTGAAAGTTTAGCGTTTAACGTAGAAAACATAGTTAGCGATGAGATAGATTCAACTCGTAATATCACAGAGAATTATCGAGCAGCCATTAGTGCAGGTGGCGGAATTGATTTTGAACTTTCTAGAGACGACACATTTGATTTGTTGATTCAAGCGGCATTGCAATCAACAAATACTTTTGATGCAGGATCACATAATATTTTTAATGGGGTAACCCAAAGACTACTAACAATTGAAAAGAAAATTGTTGGTACAGCGGCAAATTATTTTCTTTTTGATAGTTTAATGGTTGGTTCATTAGAAATTGAAATTGAAGCAGGAGGCATTGCTACTGGTTCAGTTGAACTATTAGGTAGAACACAAGCCGCAGTAACTACACCGTCTTCAGGTCTTACTGGAACAGTTGTTGCAGTTGGAACATCAGGCGTTGTTGAAGCGGCAAATACATCAAATTATCTAAAATTAGAAGACACAGACGACACCGAAGGTGGCGGATCTGCACAAGCAAATATTCAATCGGTTAGTTTATCAATAGACAACGGATTGCGTGAGCAAAGAATTATTGCTACTGAAGAATTAGGTGGAATAGGTAGCGGACGGTTTAATGTCACAGGCAGTATAACTGCTTACTTTGAAACTGCCGCTGAATATAATAAATTCATTGGTAATACTGCTCGCGATTTTGAATTGAATTTAACAAACGGAACCGTAGGGTATAAATTCTTTTTACCAAAGATTCGTTATACCTCGGCAGAGATTGTAGCCGGCGGTAATGATGACAATGTAATGGCAGAGTTTGAATTTCAAGCACTGAAAGCCACAGTTGGATCAGATGATTATACTCTCGAGGTAACAAGAGACGAATCTTAAAGAATAAAAAATACAATTTGGTTTGCTACCATTGTTATTTCAAGAGGGCCTCAGGCCCTCTTTTTTATAAACCCTGCTAAATATTAGCATGGACTTTAAGAAGACATTTGGATCGATTGATCCTACGCAATTAGCACAATGGTACAAGTGGCACGACAGTGAATTTTTAATCGCCCCAACTGAGACAATCGCGTTTCGCAATGAAACATTACGCACCTTCAGTGTGGCCGATATATCCGCAGATGGATTATCAACTAAAACGGCAATGGAAGTAGTAGAATTAGAAAGTGGAATTAAAGCAAAGACAGTATTACTTGATTGGAAGAATATATTTGAAGGCGAAAGAGAAATTCCATATTCTGTAGATAAAGCAACAGAATATCTAACACATTACGATGACTTTCGAATGTTTGTTGATGAAAAAGCGGAAGCATTAGGTATTAAACAACAAAAACAAACTGCCCAATCAAAAAAAAAGTAGTTGATTATGTTGAGTGGTTTGCTGATTGGGGCGAATACACTAACCTTCCTACGGTCGCAAATAAGGCTCCATCTATCCCCAAATACTTTCAACCTTATATAACAGCATTTTCTTGTCTTCACCGCGATCGCATAAATACTACTGATGGTATTTCTTACATCCCATTTGCGGCTATGATAGAATATATGCGGTGGGCAAACATAGAAGACCAAGAGGCGTTTTCAGATATTTTACAAGCAATGGACAATGTTTATGTGAAGAAGATAACAGACAAACGCAATAAACAAATGAAACGACAAAAACGGAAAATTAAATAAATGGCTACAGCAACACTCAATTTAGATGTAAAAGCCGCAGGTGCTATAAAATCAATAAAGAATGTTGAAAACGCACTAGGATCAGTTGATCGGGCAGGCGACAAGACTAAAGCAAGACTTGGCAAGGGCGGAATATTTTCGGGCATAGGTGGTGCGGCAAAACGTGCAGGAAGTTTTCTTGCAGGACCAGGCGGACTCATAATGGGACTAACAAGTTTAGTTGGAGTAGGTGCAGGTTTGTCAGGATTAAAAAACAAATTAGATGTTGCGGATGCCCTTGCTAAAAGTGCAAGACAAGCAAACCTTACTGTTGAATCATTAAGTGCGATGCAATATGCGGCTAACCAAATGGGCGTAGCAAATGATGCATTCACTGAAACGGTAGCCAAGGCAAATAGGCGTCTAGGAGATTTTGCTAATCGTGGATCAGGAGCGGCAAAAAATGCTCTTGAGCAACTTGGAATTACGCAAGATGACTTGAATACCAAACTTATAACAGGTGAAGACAGATTTAATGCTGTTCTTCAAGCATTAGTTGGTGTAGAGGATCCTGCGATGCGGGCCAAAGCGGCATTTGATATTGGTGGCAAGTCGTTAGAAGCAATGGTGATGCAAATGGGCAATTCAACTGCTGGCTTTGAAAAATTAAAAACAGAGGCAGCAGAAGTTGGAGCGGTTATAGGTACAGACTTTGCAGAATCTAGTGAACGCATTAACGACAAGATGGATAAACTTTCCAAAACTTTTGGTGCTATTGGAATTTCCATTGCAGAAAAACTATTGCCAAGATTAGAACCGTTATTAGATAAGGTGTTAGCAAACGCCCCAGCCATAGTAGACAAAATTATGGTTGGCTTTTCTGGACTAATGGCTGTGTTTGATGCTATTTCTCCTATAATCTCGTCCTTGTGGCCTTTATTCGAATTGTTGTTTAAGACAATTGAAATAGGTTGGGCAATAGCCAAACCAATTATCCAAGCAATGGCAGACATAATTGGCGGTATGGCAAATGCTGTTACTATTGGATTAGAAAAAGTAATTGAAACTTTTGATAATATGAAAAATGCAATTATGGATAAAGTTAAAGCCATGCTTGATTGGATGCCAAATTGGGTTAAGAAAAAGTTAGGACTCACAGAAGATGCTTTTCAAAATACTTCTGATAAAGTTGTGGGAAATAGTATTATTCCAAATATGGTAACAGGAATTAAAGATGAAATGGGCAAACTCGATGGCATAATGGGTGGCTCATTAGATGCAACAGTAAATGGATTAGCGGCTCCGGCAATCGCAAACGGTGGTGGCGGTGGGTCTCCTGTATTTTCTTTCAATATCGGAACAGTAAATGCCGGAGAAGGCGGCCCAGTTTCTCAAGAAGATCTTAATTTGTTAGCGGCCGGCATTTTACGAGAAGCCAACACAGCAATATTGAGACAACAACGAGTAGGAGGAACCTTGAATGCCTAGTCTACCCTTACAAACACTTATATCTGAAGGCTCGAGTGTTGACACAGAAACACGATTACTAACAGTAAAATTCGGCGACGGGTATAATCAAAGAGTTGCCGACGGAATAAATCATAATCAACGACGTATGAAAGTTATTCACAAATATTTGTCTGCCTCAGATGCGAATACTCTACGAACTTTTTATGAAACAAACAGTGATGGTACAAGTATTGATTGTGCTACCAAGCCAACAGATGGCACTACAAGGAATTGGTATATTGAATCGTGGAGTGAATCAATTGAAGCAGGTGGTTTTCTACATAATTTTACTTCGGAACTTGTGGAGTTATTTGAATAAATGGCATTAACAATAGAGCAACAGAAATATAGCCCCAGTGGAATTGTTATATTGTATGAAATAGATTTTTCTACAATCGCAAACTTTTCTTCAACGACAAAACTATATTTCTCTGGTTATAAGGACGGCACTTCTAATATTACTTGGAACGGCCAATCTTATACACCAGTGGATATTGAAAGCGATGGCTTTGGATCTGAAATAGGTGGCAGTCCGCCTGAACCTACTTTAACAATTGGTTATAGGGATATTAGTGAGAATGCAACTTATCAAAGTGTTGAAACGGCTTGGACAGCCGCAGGTCTTGGTAATACTTTTGATTGGAGGGGTACTAAAGTAACACGAAGACGAACATTCGAAGATGATATATCCGATACATCAAAAGTAATGGAAGATTGTTGGTATGTTGATCGCCTTGAAAAAATTGATAGGCATGGATATTATTTTAAGTTAAGTGTAGGTCTTGGTATCGAAGGTGTTAATAATAGAAGTACACGAAGGATGAGTCATGCAATGTGTTCTTTAAGATACCGATTGCCTGACGCAGATTCTTCACCTGATTTTTTCTATATTGATACAGAATGCGGAGGTTGTCCTTGGGGCAACAGCACTGAATCAAGTAATTACTCTCATTTAAGCACATTTGGTACGCCGTATTATACTATTGCAGAGGCAAGCACTTCAACTTGGACAGAAGATGCTTGTAATAAAACATTAAGTTCTTGTAAATTAAGATTTGATCCAAGTAGCAACGGTTATCCCTTGCCATTTATTGGATTGTTTAGAGCGGGGACAAAGAGAACCTCATGAGTAAAGAAATAATTAAAAAAGTAATGGTCGATACTTTCGCAAAGTTTGGACCTAGTATCAATACTAGTTCAACTATTGCACAATTGGGTCATTCCAGTATGCTTACTCGTGTACACGAAACACGAAAAGGAAGAGCAAAAACTTTTTACAATATTTCATCGATGAACAAAGATGAAGAGTTACAGAACAGTATTGAGATACCTATTATTTACGGAGAAGTTCTAACCACAGGTCAAAGAGCAGATGGTGGAACATCTAGAAGCGAAAACGATCCTGCGAGGACACTTCAAGAATACAACTTAATTGTATCTGAAGGTTGTTGCGATGGTATTGTTGGTGCAACTGATACTGTTAAATTAAAAAATACATTTCTTGATGGCAAGCCTGTGTTGGATCCAGAATTTGGAACAGCAACACAAGGAGATGTATGCTTAAAAGAAAACCTTGGCACTGGAACTGCTAATAAGTTTAGCGATATTGGCACCTGTCATTGTGTAGGCGAAACAGATCCAGTAACAGGAGAACCAATTGCAATTGAATCTACAACTTGTGTTGGTGACCTAAATGACTTACGTGATGTAGAAACAACGCCATGTGATAACCATCTTATGTATTTTGATGGTGCTACAAAAGAATGGAAGAGCAAACACATTAACACAATGCTACAAGAAGTAGGAATGACTGTAGTAGCAGGAACAGGCGGTACAGGTGGTACAGGCGGTACAGGTGGAGTAGGCGGTAGTGGTGGCACTGGCGGTACATCTTCAACAACAGTTGGGCCGAACCCGACAATTGGAACAGTAGATTATGCTGATATGGCAACAGATGATTATCTTTCAACAAATGCAATTACCCCACATGGAACAGTTGGTGGTATAACCTCAACAGAAGGTGGTGCGTTAGTTGAATTGAAACATAATGATGGGTCTGACAACCGTGCTTACCAACAAGAAGTAAAAGTCGTAGGGACTGATAAACTTCGGTTACACTTTTATTTTGATGGGTTATATTTAGATAAAGAATGGTCAACTGCGACTGTTACTACATCTTATACTCCTACACCTGCGACTGGATATGATGATTGTTTTACGTGTATTGAACCCCCGACGCCTGCAACAACAACAACTGTAACCTCACGTGTCGATGCCTCAATAACAATTGCTTATTGCGTTTGGACATATGCTTGCGGATGTAGTGATCCATTTATTATTGATGACGGGACATTTACACAAATAGGCACAACATTTACTTCATTTACAAAAAGTGTTGAAATTGAGTGGCAGGCATGTGATGCCACAGATTTTATCAATCGATACCCTGGCCAAATTATTAGAACGGAACAGCCAGTTTATATTACATTAAAAAGAATGGATGCACCTTCTGCATCAACAGAAGTTTATTTTGAAGGATATTCATTTGATACAGGTTCAGGTTGGCATGGTGCGTCATTAACAAAAATTCGTAGTTTGCAACCATCTGCTCCTGATAATACATTAAATCCATTAGATTTAATAGAAGATGATGGATTATTTCCTTATTTTGTACCATCTGGTGGCACATATGTTGCAGGGTGCGACGACCAAGACGGTACTGCACAAGGGCTAGCAGGAACACAAGTCGGTGCTACATCTGGCGGGAGCGGAGTATCTGGTGGAAGTGGAACAGCAGGAACAGCAGGTGCAAGTGGCACTACTGGCGTATTAACAGTTCCAACAGCACCAGGCTGCCCATCAATTAGTTTTACATCACCATGCGATAAACTTTATACAGTTGGTAGCACTACAACTCTTGCTAAAATTACAGCAACAACAACATTAGCAATTACAGATGTAACTGTAACAATTAAGATAACACAAGGATTAGGTGCATTAAGTGCAAGTCCTGTAGGTTCGGCAACTGTAACAGCCTTTAATACAACAACAAAAGAACTTGTTATTAGTGGTATTATAGCAGATGTAAATTCAACAATTGACGCGGGTAATGTTACCTTTACACCAGACGCAAACGATACTGGTGATATAAAATTATATGCAAAAGTTGTAGATAATGATGGTACTACAATAAGAACTAAAGAATGTAAATTACGAGAAAGTGCAACAGAGACTGACGGCCAAGCACCTGAGGCTACTATTACTCTTACTGGTACAAGCGGAAGTATAAAGATATTAGCAAACGCAGTAGATATTTCCGGAACAGTATCTTTTGATACAGATTTACCTACAACAGCAACTGCTTTAAGAACTGCTATTGGCTCAACAACAACGGTTCCTAATTATACAGCAAGTGGCACCGGATCAGATATTATAATCACTGGACCAGTTGCGTTAGGTGAAACAGGAAATAATCGTGTTGTTACTGCTACAACAGTATCAGGCGACTTATCAATTTCAGGTGCTGGTATATTTGATAAAGGTGTAACTCCTAATAAAACAGTTATGGATGCTTTTGGCTCATCAACAAATGCCACAGAACAATCTACAACAAATTATGATTTTGAAAACGGTGTTATGTCTCTTATAGGAACAACAGATGATTCGTTCTTGGGCACAATACTTGATAGTTTTGTTTTTCCTTGGGTATCACAAGTTCAAGTTAAGATTCCTCAAAAGACAGAACATCAAAACATATCATTTTTATACAGAGGAAAGGCAGTAAATGTGCCAAACACTTATACAGCATTAACTCATAGTCACGGCGGTAGTTGGGATTATTCATCATTTACTTCTTGTCAATACTCTAATAACCCTGCTTGGATCTTTTTAGATTACTTGGAAAGCGAACGATATGGATGTGGAAACATTATTAGTTTCTGCACAACAGCACAAAAAACTGATCTGTATCAAGACTTATGGGAAATTAGTCAAAGGTGTGATGAACCTGTAAATGATGGTAAGGGCGGAACAACTTATCGATATACTTGTAACACAATTATTAACGGTGATGTAGATAAATTACAAACATTAGAAAACTTGGCCAGTGTTTTTCATGGACAGATATATTGGTGGAATGGTGGCTTAAGAGTTTTCCAAGACAGAACAGGTACAGCATCTATGCTCGTAAATCAATCAAATGTAGTTGATGGTGCATTTGAATATACAGGTGCAAGTTTACATACCTTAAACAATGTAGCAAATATTACTTTTAATAATCCAGTAAAATTATTTGAAGAGGATACAGTTTTTGTAGAAGACAAAGAATCAATTAGGCATTACGGTGAAAGGAAACGAGAAGTTACTGCGTTTGGTTGTACAGAAATGTCACAAGCCGTTAGACATGGCAAGTGGCTTATAGAAACAGAAAAAACAAATATCGAAACTATTACATACACAGCAGGCTGGGATCATTATAATGTCAAACCAGGCGATATTGTTCAAGTGGAAGATAGTAATAGATACACAAGCAAACGATATGGTGGGCGTGTTGCGTCATATAGTTCTGGCACTGTTACTTTAGATAGTAGTCCAGATCTTTCAACAACCAGTGGCATTACATTTAATGTAATGTTAAATGATGGTACTGTTCATACAAGCAGTATTTCTGCGTATAATAACACAAATAAAACCGTTGATCTATCGTCGGCTGATAGTAAAATTGAAACAGGATTGCCCTGGATCATTAACGACAGCACAATAGGACAACGGCTTTACCGAGTAACAAGAACGGCTCAAAATTCTTTAGGGCAGTTTGACATTACAGCCGTAAAGTATGATTCTAATAAATATACAAGTATAGATGAAACGATCTATTTAGGAACTTAAAATGGCAGCAGGCGATTTAGATAAAACACTTACATATACAGAAAATGTACCAGAGGATATTGGTTATAGCACCGAGTTGTCAGGGGCAAGTGGAACAGTAAAAATAGAAATATACCCAGCCTCAACTGCAACATATCCTGGTCGTTTACAGACTGGTATCTTTACAGATACAGCCAGTATTTGGCATATCAATGAACAAAAATGGGTGTGTGAAGGTACGCAAGCGGAAGTAAATGCCGCTTTAGATGATATAACGTTTTTCCCAGAAGATGGGGTTACCAGCACAGTTACTTACACAGTAGATGTTTATGATGGTGGAAGTACTTCAGCGGCGTTAGGTCACCCAAGTACTATAATATTAACTGGTTCATCTTTGGTTCCTGCACCTACATTATCAACCTCATCAACGTCCGTTGTATCTTATACAGCAGATAGTAGAGTAAAACTTTCTTTACCTACAGTAGGTCATCCAAACAATCAAGTATTAAAAATACAATTAAGAATAAAAATGCATTCAGCGGATCCTAATTATCAAAGTCATGATACTTATGTATCATCGGCTGGAGAAAATGTAACACATTCTACTGGACCAATTACAACACAACGTATTACACCCTACGGCTATTTTGATATTCGTATGTACGTAGGAAATACACGGCCGTTAAATCCAACAGTTGATGGAACATTAGCAACAGCAATTGTCGATGATGGAACACCTACATATACAATAACAAACGGTGGGTCAGGATATACCTCACCGCCGACTGTTACAATTACACCTGGTAGTCATGATAGTGCTGGAACAGCAACGGCTGTAATTGATACAGATCCAGCATCAGCAACTTACCAGCAAGTAACAAGTATAACATCTTCATCGCAATATGTTACAGCACCAACTGTATCAATAAGTGGCGGAGGTGGCAGTAGTGCAACAGCAACAGTTGCTATAACAGATTATGTATGGGAACTTGTTGGAACAGTTGCAGAAATTAACGAGGCTTTTCAAAATCTATATTATGTTTCACCTGCAGATAGTTCTTATGTGCCAACTGTATATCTTGAAATTAGAGTAACAGATGGAATCAACACGATATGAGTTATAGCGAAATTATATCAGCTGGTGTTTCTTCTATTGAATTTCGAGGGCCAAATGAAGGACCAGTTGGTACGAATTTTACACAATCTTTAAGTAGTACAGCACCAACACTTACTAATATAAGCCCGTCTGTAGGTATTCTTACAACAACATTAACGTTAACAGGAACTAATTTTGTAAGTGGTCAAACAATTGTTACACTGGAAGGTGATGCAACTGCATCAAATTCAGTTATCAGTTCAACTAGTATGACTTGTGTTGTAAACAATGATTATGTTGATGGTACACAAAAAGATGTAACGGTCGCTAATAATATAATCAATATTTCAGCATCAACATCTGTTACTGACGAAAATTATCATGATACAATAACAATAACTCTTACAGTAGAAAGTGCCGCGGCGGCATACGTAACGCTGTCAAGTAGTGCTTCAAATACAATTACACCAACATGGAGTAGTCCTACATTAACTATTTCTGGTACAAATCATGCTGATATTAGCGAACATTTACAAAATATAGTTATAGCAACTACATCATACAGTTCAAGTTTCACTATAGCAGTTTCATCATCCGATGGTACTGCAACAGGAACTACAGGAACATTAACCTGTACACCAGGTGTTGCTACTACAACAAATGGGTATACACAAAATACCCCACCTGTTTGGTCAACAGCCGCTGGCTCACTTGGAACATTTGATGAATATTCAACAGTTAGTATTACATTATCAGTAACAGACCCTGATGGTTCACAAACACTTGTTTATAGTATTTCAAGTGGCAGTTTACCTGCAGGATTATCATTAAGTAGTAGTGGTGTTATATCAGGTACTGCAAGTAATGTATTTTCTAATACTACATCAACCTTTACAGTTAATGTAACTGATGGTATTGATGCCGCAACTCGGGCTTTTTCAATTATTGTTAATGACCTTGCACCTTCTCCAGTATTTGTGCAGGAGACAACTCCTGCCGCCCTCGATCATTTTGGTGGTGCTTACCACCAGTCTGGCTCTTATGGTAATAGTTGGAGCCAATTGGCTGCAGACGGTAGTTTAGTCGCGGTTAAAAACGGCAGTCAGGAGGGAGAATTGATAATATTCAAAACTTCAGATAATGGTGCTACATGGTCCCAGCAACAAGTGTTACCGAATAACGACTATGACGACACTATGTTTTATGGAGCCCACATCACGTTAGCGGGTAATGTTGTAGTTGGCGGGTCTTTGAGTGGCTTTGCTAGCAACGCTATTGGGGTAATAACATGGACTACCGCCGATTCAGGTGCAACTTGGACAGAACGAGAAAGATTAGAGTCAGGAACTATCCCAACATTAACATTAGATGATTCTACTTATAGATTGGTTGTTCTAGATTATGCCAATGACGACTATACGTTTTATTACTCTGCAGATGGTACAAGTTGGACGAGCGAACAAACAATGACAACCGCTAATGGGGCATATGGCTCATCACATGGCTTTGATGTTTCAGGAAATTATTTTATAGTAAAGGATGATGATGATATATTGGCATATAAGCGAACATCTGGTACCGATCCGTGGAATTTACAGCAGACTATAACTGGACTTTCATTATCGGCTGTAAGTCCTGCGAGTATATCAATTGACGGTGATTATTTTGCCGTTAAATCAGCCGATGATACATTAAAGATTTATAAGACAACCGATAGTGGTGCAAGTTGGTCATTAGAAACAACAATAACGCAAAGTGGTGCGAATTTCCACGCGTTGAAAATGGCTAATAATCCGTCAAGTGGAACAGATCAATTACTTGCCGCAATTTCTGAAAGTGCCGGTAATGCGTATGATGTTGATGCTGAATGGATCACCTATCTATATCACAGTACTACAGGATCAAGCACTTGGTCATTGGCTCAAAGTCATGACGCAGGCCTAGATGGTAGTGGTGCAATAGCATTAACACCCGATCAAAAATATTTGGTTCAAGGTCTTGGACGTGATGACACTGGCGGAGCAAATGCTGGAGCAATAAACATTTATAGGTTGTAATTAAATAAATAGTATAAAGAGGAAAAAGAAATAAATGGCTAATACAAATTTTGACATATCTAGTGGGAATAGCTGGAGCTATGATTTAACGATCACAATCGATTCTGTTGCAGCCGATCTAGATGATTGGACGCTTTCAGGAGCAATTATGGCCGCACATTATAGCACGGACACGGTATCAGCATTCACGTTTTCAACAACCGACGCAAGTGCAGGTCAGGCGACAATGTCTTTATCACCTTCTGATACAATTAAATTGCCTGACGCAGACAGTGTATATGATGTAGAAATTACTAATAATAGCACAGGAAAAGTAATAAGAATATTAGAAGGTGTAATTACTTCTGATCCGAGGGCACAACGTTGAGTGATACGACAGTAAATGTGGAAGTTGATTCTGCAGCCGAAACAATAGCAGTCGCACTTTCAGGTGATGATCTATCTGATAATACGCTCTCTCAATTGGGCGATGTAACAGGAACACCGTCTAATAATCAAGTATTAAAATACAGCACATCAACTAGTAAATGGAGTCCGGCAGCAGATGCATCCGCAGTTGATAGTGTAAATGGCGAAACAGGAACCGTTGTTCTTTCAACTTCAGATATTGCTGAAGGCACAAATCTTTACTATACAAATACACGAGCAGATGCGAGAGCACAATTAAAAATTGATGCTTTGGTGGATTCCGCCCCCGGGGCATTAGACACCTTAAATGAGTTGGCAGCCGCATTAGGTGATGATGCAAGTTTTTCCTCTACAATGACAACATCATTAGCAGGCAAAGAACCAACAATTACCGCAGGAACCTCTTCCCAGTATTATAGGGGCGATAAGACCTTTCAAACTCTTGATACAACAGCAGTCACTGAAGGCACTAACCTCTATTACACAAATGCCAGGGCAGACGCTCGTATTACAAACGCAGGCAGTGCGAATTGGAACACTGCTTACGGATGGGGTAATCACGCAAGTGGTGGATATTTAACAAGCGA